CCACTCAAGGAGCCAACGCGGTGGCCATCGGATTAAACGCCGGTAACACTGGTACGGCGGCTGGTACCGGGCAAGGAGAAAGTGCGGTGGCTATCGGAAATGAAGCCGGTCAAACTGATCAACAACCTAGGGCAGTGGCCATCGGATTAAACGCCGGTACCACCAACCAAGGCGAAGCCGCGGTGGCTATTGGAGATGGGGCCGGGCAAACTAACCAAGGAGATAATTCTGTGGCTATTGGCCAGCGAGCCGGTCTCGATAACCAGGATCCCAACTGTACTGCTGTTGGATTTCAAGCGGGTCGAAGAGGCCAACAGGAATTTTCACTGGCTCTCGGCCAGTCAGCCGGTGATACCAATTTAGGAGAATATTCTGTGGCTATCGGACACAGCGCCAATCAGAATGGTGGTGGTATCTCAAACACAATTGTTATTAATTCAACCCCAAACATTCTGGCGAACAACGGAATCAATTCTTGGACAGTCGCTACGAAAACTCTTGTACCCGCAGCCCCCACGACTGGTGGTTTGATAGAAATTACAAATGACACTGGTGGGAATGTAACACAGAGTCCAGCTGGTGTCGATGCCGGTTTCACACATTACTTAGTCTACAACCCAGGAACCGGTGAGATACGAATGTGTCCTTGTACTTAGATAAAGAATACATACTACAGTCGTTAAGTTATATAAAACGTAATGACTCAATCCGTTTTACTAATTTTCACAAGTTGTGGTGAGATACAAATGTGCCCAATTTAAATTTATTAAAATCATTAAGTCAAAAACTTAATGATCCTTTTGCAAATGTTTTTCATAATAAATGAATGCAAATAAAATATCTGGAATGCAAGTTTCAAACTTAGCACAATTAAATGATTTGACATCAAATACAGCTTGTATTGATATGCTGAAATGCCCTTACGTTCCCGGGGGTATTAACAGTCAGGGGCAAACAATTCCACCTGGTGTAAATTACTCAGACTATTTATACTGGAACGATAATTTTCAAACATGGGAAGTAGGTGGTGATGAAGTTCATTTAGGATCTTTCGCTGGGAATACTAATCAAGGAACCAATGCGGTGGCCATCGGAAATATAGCCGGCTCACTTAATCAATCACAAAGCGCGGTAGCTATCGGCAGTATCGCAGGTAACGACAACCAGGGGGCACAAGGTGTTGCTATCGGAGCGGCCGCAGGTCAAAGTTCACAATCGATAGGAGCGGTAGCAGTTGGCGCCAATGCCGGTAATGATTCTCAAGGATTTAATGCGGTGGCTATTGGTGCCACCTCTGGGCAAAATTCACAGGCATTGCAATCAGTGGCTATCGGACAAAACGCCGGTAATACTTCTCAAGGAACTGCACCCGGTAATTTAGGACAATCTATTGCGGTGGGGTTTCAAGCTGGTCAAACAAACCAAAACCAATTGTCTATCGCAATTGGTTCCAACGCTGGTAATGATAATCAAGGGTCAGAATCCATTGCCATAGGGGAAAGCGCCGGTAATGCTTCTCAAGGATCGGTATCCATAGCCATTGGTAATCAAGCCGGCAAAGAAAGACAAGGAGATTTGTCTGTAGCAATCGGAGACGCGGCTGCTGAATTTGATCAGGGAAATCAAAGTGTTGCGATCGGAGATGGAGCAGCCGCATCTTTTCAAGGAAATTTCGCGGTAGCTATCGGAAATCAAGCTGCGCAAAATGTATCTGGTGCCGTCGGGGATGGCCAAGGAAATTTCGCTGTAGCTATTGGATTCCAAAGCGGTAGAAATAATCAAGGAACAAACGCTATTGCTTTAGGCCCAAGCGCTGGAAGTACTACTCAAGGAGACTCCGCGGTGGCCATCGGAAATGCAGCCGGTGAAAATAACCAATTATCCACTGCGGTGGCTATCGGAATCGCTGCCGGTCGAGCTAGCCAAGGACAAGACGCGGTGGCTATCGGAAATCAAGCCGGTAACGATAACCAATCATCCAACGCGGTGGCTATCGGATTCCAAAGCGGTAGAAATACTCAAGGTGAACGTTCCGTTGCGATTGGTAATGGATGTGCTACAACAAGTCAAGGTCCAGAAGCCATAGCTATCGGAAATGGATCTGGTGCTACTAGTCAACAACGAGGAGCTATTGCTTTGGGTCCAGGCGCTGGAAGTGGTAGCCAAGGGCAAAGATCCATTGCAATTGGAAATAACGCCGGTTTGTTAAATCAAGGAGAATATTCAATAGCTTTAGGAAACCGTGCTTCATCGAATGGAGGTAATTTTAACAATACTATAGTATTAAATGCTCAAACCGAACCAGACGCTTTAAATCCAGTCGCAAATGAAAGTTTTCAGGTTGCAACTCAAGCACTCGCCACAGTGGCAGGTCAGCCCGGAGGATTGCCAGAGGTAGGCACGGTAGGAGGTGGTCCCGCCGTAAGACCAGTAACAGCCGGCTTCGATCATTATTTGGTTTACAATTCAACCACGGGGGAGATACAAATATGCCCATTTATTTAAAATCATTAAGTTACATACAACTTAATGATCACAATTTTAATATTTCATCTACATTTTCTAAATTAATTCCTTCTGGGGCGTAAAAAACGCTGTAGTTCATGAGAATTAAAGCTGTGCGCACTTTTGATGCATCATCAACCATTACAATATCTTTTTTGTCACAATTACTATGTTTCATAATTTTTTCCATATTACAAATCTTGGAATATCCAACACTTCTCGCGCTTTCAGAAAAGTAGTGACGTAAAGATATCGGGCTCCGAAAAAAGTAGTGACTAGGAGGTATCCCTAAACACTTGTATACATTTACCGACAAAAAGGGCCATGGTCTGTAAGTGTTGACATATACTTTAATGTTTTTGCTTTTTGCTTTTTCTACAAGAGTCGTCACAGCAGGAAAAACCTTCACTCTCGTATAAGAAGATATAGCCAAATATGCTGCAACACTGCCCGCGAAAAAATATCCGTTTTTAAACAAAAAAGGAGTTAAAACTATTCCTAACGCTCCCTTCATTAATTCAAACCAAGTATCTTGATGGACAATAGTTCCATCTAAATCAAGCACTAATACTTTCATTTTATTATTAGGTTTTTGTCTTTACATTAGCCAAGGACACTAACATTCCTCCACCGAAACCAAATACCCAATGCATTATCCAAAAACTTATCAAAGCCGACAAAAAAGCCACCACAAAAGACACTATATAAGCTTTAAAGCTCACCGGATTTTTGGGAGGATTTGGACTAAACCAAATATCAGCTTGTTCTTTTCCGTATAATGCCAATGTAATAGTGATTGCACTAGCTAAAGCTGCTAGTATAAATGCATTGCTCGGAGTTGTACTTTTAAAATGTGAAATCAAGGGCATTTATATTATGAGAGAATTTTCTCGTAATATAAAATCTTAAAACTACTAAATCTTTATCTGATGGATATAACGTTGTTGTTAACATCCCTAGTTATGTTAGAAGAAGTTATTGTTGCGACTCCTTCGCTGGAGATATCTTTGAGATCATTGATAACCTTTTCTGTACCCCAAAAATCGTGTTTTGCATTAGGCATGTTACTGCCATGAGCTAGGGTGATAGACCAAAATCCATCACATAATATACCAATGTGTCTATTTTTCATCACGAAACTGTAAACAAATTGGTTTCCGCTTTCTATATCTCCATTGCATTTTGGATGCTCAGGGGAAACAATATTTGCTATCTTACATGGAAATTCCCAGGTGGAATCTTTATGCAAGGTTTTATCTCCCATGTTTTTAATACACACTTCAGGGGCTACCGGATGCCATGGGGTAACAAACAACGCATTTGTTTTATCTGCTTCTGCATCTCTTACTTGCAAAGAATGATAAGGAACCAATTTACATAATTTTGGAGTACAAACACTTGTTTTAACAATATACTCAATTGTATCTACACTTCTTTCCAGATATTCGACGCCGTCTATTGTCACGATTTTACAAGTAGCCAAACGTGTACCAGGAACAAGTTCTTTACAAGTAAGTACTTTTCCGTCTTCCAAAGTAACCATAGTGTCTTCGTGAAAACATACTGCTTGGCTATAATTTCTCATCATATCCGAATTCGGTGGCGGTGGCGACGAATTGCTGGTATTTCGAGAACTTGTAAATCCTCGATAACTGTGTCGTCTTCTTTTACGCCCTCTTTCAGGAACCGGAGGTGGCATTTCGCAAAATATGTTGCAAATTTTATCACGAGTTTCTTCCCAAGTTTTACCTCTTGTGAATTGTTGCAAACAAGGATCTCTTTTGTTTGTGCATTCTTTTAGCTTAAGAGCATCTACGAGACTTTTCACGTAAGGTCTACCCCAACTAAGCCAGTAAGGAGTCCCGGAAGGATCTTTGGATAATGAAATTGTTATTTGATCAAACCCCTTGTCATCTTTTCCAGACCACAAACCAACATCTTTAGGTGTCCCATCGGTATTAGTTGTGTAATTTGTGTATACTTGCAAGGCTTCCTGTAAATGAGAGTCATTTATTTCACGCCTGTAAGCTTGTACAAAAGGACTTTCTTGTACAAAACCATGTGGCACAATAGATACGACTTGTTCTAACACTTTAATGAAAGCCAAACGCTTATTTTCTTCACTGGCGGATAAAACAACAGGAGTTGGAATCATGACATTAGTGAAATAATGAGTAAATACTGTTTCAACCCAACTAGCGTCGGGAATAAATCCAAAACTCCCATTTCCTTGATTTGCTATTTCCCACAGTAAATTTGAATCACATTCTGTTCCGTAAGCAAATGTCGAGATTTTCCATTCAGGAAAATCTTTTGCATCAGCCAAAGAAGCTCGGTAAGATGCCGTGGCTTCTTCTATTTCTTTTGGAGTTTTTCCCGTTTTTAAGAGTTGATAAGCTTTTATCGAAACCATTCTGTTTGTTTGATAGGTTTTCAAATTTCCCACATGATTGTCTGTGGGTTCGTTTGGTTCTCCGTCGCTAAACACCCATATATGCTTTTTAGCATCAGGATAATAACATCCTGCTTGATCTGACATAGTAAGACTGCGTCTTATTCCATCGTTTAGATAGGTAGAACCGTTGATACGCAATTTAGTTATAATTTTAAGAGCTTCTGTTTTTCCTTTTGCATTCATAATAGTCGGTTGCAAAACATCCCATGAACCAGTTCCAAAAGCAACTATACCTATAACGGTATCGTCTTTGGCTGCTGTAATAATAGATTTCGCGGAATGTTTTGCGACATCCGCTCTGGAAAGACCGTCATTTTGTTCGGTTTGGTTGCCTGTATCATCCTGTACCTTAACTGTAACGGGAGCCAACATGCTACTCGAAACATCGAAAGCTATAATTATTATTTGGTTGACCGGTGTAACTAAACTCGTGCTTGTTTGTTTGCTAAGTGTAGCATATACTGTGACCAAATCGTCCACATTTGCAGATTTACGATTAACGGGGGAGTTACCGTGTTCATGCAACCATTGTTGTATGGCCTCGAGTTCATAAATATATCCATCTACCGTCAAGAAAACGGGTTTATCTATTTCTGAAAGAGATTTAAATGTAATAGGACATTTGACGTCGCTTATATTCGAACTAGAACTTGTACTTAAACTAGACATTTTTTTCCATGCGCGGTTACAATTAAAATCATTTTCCCAAATTTAATAAATGTCGACAATCCAGACGCCAAAATCTGAAACGACTGAAACGACTGAAAAGAAAGAAAAAAAGAAAAAGAAATACAAGAAATGCGTAGTTTGTAAAAAACGAAATTTTATGAACACAAAATGCAAATGCGGGAAAGTTACTTGTTTGACTCACAGGCACGCTGCATCTCATAAATGCGACTTTGATTGGCAAAAGGAAGGTCGGGATAAATTAGAAGATGAATTAGTGCATGCCATTCCAAACAAACTACCCGAGAATGTGTAAAATTAATGTATTTACATTAATTTTTGTAAGAGGTTAAATCAACTAATTTTATTTCTTTTCGACAAAGCGGGCACAAAGGTTTTTGAACACTTTGCTTTACCCATTCTAACAACGCGCTTCTAACAAAACGATGTTTACAGCTTAATGAAATTGAATATGGCATTCCATGTTTGTTTTTCCCAGGTCTTAATCGTGTATGCGTAATCGCGCAAATAGCTGATTTTCCCCATTTTTTCTTCCAAAAATTCTTAGGCATTTCTTAATTAAATTTTTAACTATAAACTTATTTTGACTCTTTTTCTGTATCTTTATTTTTAATTTGAGCAACTGTTTTAATACTTAATAGTACAGTTGCTAGCACAACATCTATTATACCGGTTATAATGAAAGGTGTGATTTTATTTATGATTCCGTATATTAGTCCCAGTGCTGAAGCCAAGAAACCAATCAATACAAATACCCAGGATAATTTATTCATTTCTCCTTCTTGGCACATATCGCATAATTCGTATATAAATCCAGCTTGAACACTAAAAACAGCGAGGTACACCATCCAGTCTCCTTTGGTTTTTGCCATTTATTATTCAAAATATATTTATACTAAATCATCAATTTTGTTGGCTGAATTTGTGTTAGATATATTTTTATTTATTTCTCCTTTTTTGACATTGGTATTCTTATCTTTTTCTTCCATCGGAGGAGCCGAAGGCATAGGATTGTTAAAAAATTCCAATATGTAGTCCTTTGGTCTATCTAGTGGATTTCCTTTTTTCTTTTTCTTGAAGGTACACAATGGTTTGACATGTTTTCTTTTTCGTTTTTTTATCATATAGACCATCAATACAAAAAAAGCTAAACTAAGTATGATAATTATTGTTGTGATAGCTGTATTGTCTTCGTTATTTTGTATATCACTATTTTGCATTGTTAGATTATTAGACAAATTGTTTTGCTTTGCCTTATGATCAGTAATTTGTGATATCTCAACGATTGATGGGGTTATTTGTTTATTTGACGAAGGACTTGTAGAAAAAATGGACGGGGCTACTACAACAGGGGATGGATTCCTTGTCTTAAATACAGAAGGTGACGGAGATAAATTCCTTGTCTTAGATACAGAAGATGGCTCGGTAAAATTTTCACCAGTAATTAGCGGGGAGGGTGAGATAGGAAAAGTAAGGGTCTTTTCAGTAACGTTTACAAGCGTCTTATTTGTATAATTAAACGCTGTGCTGTTCGTAAAATTTATTAAATTGTATGTGCTTTCAATCTCTGAGACAATCCAACTTTCATTGTCGTCCTGCATTGGAGATACGCACATTTTAATTTGCATTTGTGTGCGAAAATTGTTTAAATTCCAAAGAATAGTGCAATTTTCACTGACTAACATCGGTAAAAATGTTAAAAAAAGTATGAAACGTCTAAGCATAATCAAAAGTATTTTCAACTCTTTAAAGTTTGTAAAAATAAAGCATGTATCGCGACAAATTAACCGTTTGGCCTATGGTCATGAG